AGAGACCTATAAATGCAGACTAACAATAGATAGTCTTGTAAAAATAGAAGATGAGCTTGATAAAGGAATACTAGAGCTTGCCCAAGATATAGCGGCAGCCAAAGTAAGAATCAGAACATTATTAGTTGTATTACGCCATGCCCTTAGAGGTGGTGGCAATGACTTTGATGATAAAAAAGTAGGAGAGATAATATCTAATTCAGGTATTGTTGTCGCTTCTACAGAGGTAGCCAAACTCTTGGTAGCAACCTTAAACGATAATGACTCAGACGAGGACGATAAAAAAAAAGCAATAGAGTAGATGAAAATACGCCACCTATCAAATGGGGAGATTATTATATGATTTGTGTAGGTATGATGAACATGAGACCTATAGACTTTTGGAACTTATCTCCTAGGGAAATGTATCTTGCAATGCAAGGTTTCCAAAAATTTAATGGTGGTGAAAAAGAGCAACCTATGGATAGCTCTAGACTTGAAGAACTCATGGAGTTAAATCCTGACTAATGGCTAATACTGTAGACGAACTAATAGTTGAGATTAAGGCTGATACTAAACAGCTACAATCTGAATTAAAAAAAATCAACGGAAAAATAAAAGTATCAGGCGCAGCAGGTGGAGCAGCTTTTGGTGGCATGGCTGCGGGTCTAACTAAAATGAAGGGGGCAGCTTTAGTTGCTGTTGCGGGTCTTGCTGTACTTGCAAAAAGTATTTCTTCAATAGCTGCAGTTGGAGCGGGGTTTGAAGATTTGAAAGATTCTTTAGATCAAGTATTTGGAAGCATTAAGGCAGGCGATGCAGCTATGCAAAAAGTATTCAAATTTGCTCAAACAACTCCATTCCAAATAGAAGATGCAACCAAAGCATTTATAGCTCTTAAATCAGCGGGCATAGAACCAAGCATGGAAATGCTACAAACCTTTGCTGATACGGCATCTGTTTCTGTAGACTCATTAGGTACTTTTGAAGCGTTAGTAAGAATGGTACAAAGGGGCGCATCAGGCGGCATGGGTCTTGAAGAATTAAATATGATTTCTGATAAAGGTATTGATGTTCTTTCAATATTAAAAGAAAAACTTAACCTAACAAAAGATGACATAGCAAAATTTGGTAAGACTGCAGAAGGCGCAGCAGAAATGGTTAAAGCCTTAACAGAAGGATTGCAAGAAAAGTTTGGTGGTTCTATGGAAGCCAAAATGGACAATCTTTCTACTAAAACATCTAACATGATTATTTCCTTTAAACAGTTAGGAGATGAATTATTTAAAAGTGGTTTAGGTGATTTCTTAAAAAGCATGGCTGATAGACTTACAAAAATGGCTGCTGCTATTGGAGCAGCTATTAGAGCTACAAGGGGAGAAAGGACACTTGAAGATATGGGTATTAGCACAGAACAACCATTAGCTGTACAAAGAGGTGAGTTAGAAGCAAAAGCATTGATGGCTAAATCACAAGCAGATGCAGCATTAGGTCAAATAGGTTCTCTAGCAGATAGGGGTCAATTTTCTAGACAATTTGAAGAATTCCATTCTATTTATATGAATGCTATGAAAGAAATGTTTGAAATGGAAAGGTTAATATTTGTTGCAAGTTTAAAAGACCCTGATCCATATAAATTTGCTGCAGGCAGTATTGAGGGTTTAATTGATTTTCAATCAACATATAAAAAACTTGTACAAGATTCTATACCTGAAACTAAAAAACTAGGCGATCAAATAGATTACATAAAAGGGTTAATGAACACAGGCGATGAAAAAGAACTCGCAGGAATAATGGCATTTCTTGGTGTAAAAGATGTAGCTGAATTGCAATCTGTAATAGATCACTTACAAACACTACAAGACGAATTAGATGAAACAGCAACAATGAGTGCTGAAATGCAACAAGTTATTATAAGTGCATCACAGGCATTTACTTCTGATTTTGTAACTTCACTTATGGAGGGAGAAAATGCTCTTGAAAGTTTTAAAAACTTTGCTAAAAGTATAGTTAATCAAATAATTACTATTTTCTTACAAATGGCAGTTGTTAATGAAATATTAAATCAAATATTTGGTTTGACTGGCGCTAATGCCTTGCCTACATTTAACTTTGGCGGTGGAAGCACTACCGCAGCAGGTGTGTCAGCAGGTCAAGGAGCGCACGGTGGTCATGGCGGCGTAGGAATGGGAAGCAATGCAAGTGGCGGTACTGTGCAAGCAGGCATGGCTACTGTAGTAGGTGAAACGGGCGCTGAAATATTTGTTCCCAATAGTGGTGGAAAGATTTTAAATAGTATGAATACAAAAAATGCTATGGGTGGTGGTGGAACTACAGTTATAAATCAATCAATAAACTTTGCTACAGGCGTTGTGCCTACCGTTAGGGCAGAGGTAATGAAAATGATGCCACAGATAGCAGATGTAACTAAGGGCGCTGTAGCGGAAGCTGCAATGCGTGGTGGCAACTTTAGGAGAGCATTACAAGGTGGCTAAATTAATTGCAATGCCAAGTACCCCAAACTTTGTTAGAAGTGAGTTTACTTTAGTAAGGACCATTGGAACTACCACAAGTCCATTTACAGGAAAAACCAAAACACAGGAATTTGACGGTGTTTATTGGACAGCGCAGGTATCTTTACCACCTATGCGAAGGTCAGATGCAATCAACTGGCAATCTTTTCTTTTAGAATTAAATGGAACTGTAAACCACTTTAAATTTGCTGACCCTGATGCACTAACTAATAACGGCACATACTCAACTTCTTTTTTAGAAGCTGAAGCTAGAACAAATGACACGAGTGAGACATTAACATTTAGTGGGTCAACTCTAACTGCTGCTACTACTGCTTTTTCTAACACACTTGCAGGAGATTTTATTGTTGTTACTGGCGCAGTTAATGAAGCAAATAATGGAACTCATAAAGTAACCAGTAAAACTAGTACCTCAGTAGTTGTTACTGATACTGCATTTACTTCTGAATCAAGCACGGCTAGTTGCAAGGTTAGAAGTAATGTTAAGGGTGCAACAGGATTAGTGCTTAGAGCTTCCACAAACAGTGCTACAGGAAGTGTTGTGCAAGGAGACTACTTACAAATCCAATCTACTTCTAATACATCAGGAACGCCCTCACAGATAGTTATGGTTACTCAAACTGCTACTGCTACAAGCGCAGGTGGTAGTGCAAAAGATTATTATGCTGTAAGAATAGAGCCGAAGTTAAGGTCAGACCTTGCTGCAGGAAATTATGCAGTATTCACGAATCCAAAAGGAACATTTAGATTAATCTCTAATGAAGTAAGTTGGTCAGCAGACCGCATATCAAACTACGGCATTAGCTTTTCTTGTATTGAGGTAATTTAACATGGCAACTAGACAGGGTTTAGATGCTTCTATTGTTAATCGTCTTGGCGCAGATGAGCAGGCTATGTTCTTTGCTATCAAAGCTGAATTTGATACAGAAACCATTAGAGTTTGGTCAGGAATAGATGATTTAGTTATTGGTGGTGCAAGTTATCTTGGCGCAGGCTCATTGTTAAGCATTGGCAGTGTAGAAGAAAATCTTGAATTAACTTCTAATGGTTTAGCTGTTGCTTTATCAGGAATGGACACAACTGTTGTCAACCTTGCCCTAACAGAAAATTACCAAAACAGACCTATTACTGTTTTTCTAGGTTATGTTATGGGTGGCACTAATGAAGTAGCAGGAACGCTTACATTGTTTAAAGGTAGAATGACTAGCCTTGTTGTAAATGACACGCCTGAAGGTTCTACAGTAACTATAGATGCAGAAAATAGACTTGTAGACTTAGACAGACCTTCAAACTTTAGATACACAAAAGAATCACAAAACTTTTTACATTCAGGTGATACTGGTTTTAACCGAGTAGCTTCACTGCAAGACAAGCAAATTACTTGGGGCAAGACTTCTGAAAATGCAGGTCGTGGGTCATCAAGAACACCTGATAATGGCAACGGTGGCGCAGATGGCAAAGACCAATTAAAATGAAGAAGCTACCTAACTGGGAATCTATGTTCCATTCATTTATAGAAAACAATAACCTTCCTTTTGAATGGGGTAAAAATGATTGTTGTAAATTTAGTAACGCTATTATAAAACAAATTACAGGAGAAAATTTAATTCCAAAAACTCTCAAATGGCATGACGAAGAAAGTGCTATGAAAGCTATAAAAGAATTTGGTGGAACTTTAGAAAAAAGCATTGAAAAGGTTTGTATTGATAATGGCTTAGAAGAAATAGATAAAGTCTATATGACCTGTGGAGACTTATGTATTTATAAGCAGGTAGGCAAAGAATCAGAATTAGTTGGTATGTGCAACGGCTTTGGCATACTAACACCGCAAGACCAAACAATTAATGTTGAGCCTAATTCTAGTGCAATAAGAGTATGGAGAATAAATGGGTAAGCCGTTAAAAGCTGCTGTATTTGCAGCATTTATAGTGTTTGCAGGTGCTTATGTAGTAACAGGCGGTGCTTTTGTAGGCTCTACAGCAGCTACAGGAGCATTTCTTACAGCAGGTGGAGCTTTAACAGCAGCAGGAATGGCTGCATTCACATTTGTAACAACACTTGCAACAGGTCTAATTCAAAAGATGACCTCAAAAGGGATTAATGCTTCAGCAGGTAATTTTGGAAATAAGTTTGCTACTCGTGCGCCTTTAGCACCAAGACAAATTATTTATGGCGAATGCCGTGTAGGTGGCACGGTTGTTCATGTTGAAACATCAGGTGTAGACAATTTTCTTTTACACATGGTTGTTGCTGTATCAGGTCATGCTATAGAAGAAATATCTAGTTTAAGATTAAATGATGTTAATTGCTCTACTAGCACCTCTACTATAAGTGGCTCTACAGTTTACACAGTTACTAATGCAGATTTTACAAACACTGCAAATGAAAATGATTTTGGCAGTGGTAGGCTAGTTCGCTATTCATACGAAGACGGAACGCAGACTGCTGTTAATGGTTTTATGAATGCACAATTATCAAGTATGGGTACATCAGATAAATTTTTAGGTGTATCTTATATTTACATTCAAATGGTTTTTGATGCTGAAAAGTTTGGTGGTGGACAACCTGCTGTTTCATTTAATGTTAAAGGTAAAAATATTTTTGATCCAAGAACAGGAGCAGTAGCATCTAGCGATTTACAAAGATCAAACCCTGCTTTAATAATTAGAGACTACCTTACAAATACTGAATATGGAATTAAATCAGAAACATCAGAAATTAACGACACAACTAATGCAGGTGGCTTTGCTTCGGCTGCGAATACCTGTGATCAAAATGTAACACTTGCTAACGGTTCTACTACAGAAAGAAGATATACAGCAAATGGCTTTACAAGTTTTAGTGCAAATGGTGAAGGTGTATTAGAAGCTATTTTAAGCTCTATGGCAGGTAAGGTATCTTATGTTAATGGTCAATTCAATATTTTTGCAGGCGCTACTCAATCACCTAGTCTCACAATTACAGATGATGATTTATTATCTGTTGTAAGTGTTTCAACAAATTCAAGTTCAGGAGATTTATACAACAGCATTAAACCAATATATGTTGATAAGGCATTGAACTATACATCTGTAGACGCAGAGGTTTATCAAGATTCTACATTCTTAAATGCCGACACTCCAACTGGAGAAAGCACTGCAAACTATACAAAACGAATGGAAGTGCAACTGCCTTTTACAGTTACAGACACAATGGCACAAAGGCTAGGCAGAATTGCTTTAAAAAGTCAAAGACAGGCTACAACACTTTCAGCAATGGTTAGTCTCAAATATATGAGATTACAACCTAACGATTGGGTGTACCTAACTAATGAACGGCTTGGATATACTCAAAAAATATTTGAAGTCTTGTCAACAAATTTAGAATTAATGTCTAACGGTGATGTTCCAACTATAGCTACAAGATTAGATTTGCGAGAAATAGAAGCTGCAGTATTTAACTTTGCAACCAATGACTACACCACAGGTCAAGCTGAAGGCTCTAATGTATCAACAGGTAGTTATGCAGTAACAGCACCCACAAACCTTGGTCTAACACAACAGAACGCTATAGACGGCACAACTAGTAAGGTAGATATAAAGATTGCATGGACTAATAATTCAAGCGACAAAGTTACCCTTACAGAAATAG